AAGCCGCCTACTTGAAGCCAGGAAAATCCTTAGATGACATTCGGGAAAACATTCCAGGCGCAGAGAAACTCATCTCTATTGATGGTCTTTTGACTTCTAGCCAAATGATTACCGATATTGATGAGGCTATGAAGCATTATGACATTCGCGGCGAGTATTCCCGTCAAATGGGCGAGGCTCTTGCTGTCTCTGCCGATGCCGCTGTAATTGCTGAGATTGCAAAACTGGTCGTTGAGGATAAAGCTAATATCACTGGCTCTCAAGGGACAGGCAAAGGTAAAATCATTACTCGCAATTTGTCTGCTGGTGACATCGGGATTACTGAACAGACTGGTCAAATGATCGTTGAGATTCTTTTAGAAGCCAAGTCCGCTATGACTAAAAATCGTGTTCCTAAAACTGACCGAGTATGTTACCTAGACCCTGACTTTCACGCCGCACTTGTAGCCTCCCTGACCGCTATTAATAAAGATTATGGTGCTATCGGCACTATTCTCGAAGGTGATGTATTACGGATTGCTGGTTTTGATCTTGTCGAAACCCCGCACTTGACCGAAGGCGGTGTTGATGCTGGTAACGTGTTACAAGGTGATGGTCATGTATTCCCTGCCGCTTACGCAGCCTTAAAGCCGCTTGTTATCTGCCATAGAACCGCTGTAGGTACTTTAAAACTCCGTGACTTAGCTTTGGAGCAAGCACGTAGGGCAGAGTATCAAGCTGATATGCTAATTGCTAAATACGCTATGGGACACGGCGGTTTAAGACCCGAAGCCGCATTCCTGGGCGTTATCAATCCAGGCTAGTCTACAAAATAAAAAAAAATAAGGGAGGAGAAGCGTTATTGCTTTTCTTCCCTATTTTTTTCCCCTATTAAGAAAGGAGGATTCTACATGTTAATAACTCCGGTTACTGAACTAGATGCTGTAAACGAAATCATTAGTTCAATTGGTGAGTCTCCGGTGAACACTACTGAAAACCCTATGAACGTCGATGTAATAAACGCTATTCGCATTCTTAATATTGAAAACCGTAAATTCCAAGCTAGAGGCTGGTCATTTAATATGATTAGTCCTTACAAGTTAAACCCTGACTTCTTCACACAGCGTATTCATTGGACGGATAGCTTTTTGTATCTCAAAGGTACTGACGGAAACCGTTACATTAAGCGCGGTGAATATGTGTATAACTTCACGAATCAAACGGATGTCTTTAAGAGTCCGATAGAAGTTGAGTGTATCCTATTAGTTCCCTTCACTGACATGCCAGAACAAGCTAGGCACTACATAACCTGTAGGGCTTCTAAAGCATTCCAGGTTAGATATTTAGGGGATGCCGCATTAACCGAAGTTCTCACTCAGGCAGAAATGGAATCCTGGAGGGACTTACAGGAATATGAATTAGAAATGAACGACTATAACATGCTGGATAATACTGGAGTTCAGCAGTTAAAAAGGAGATAGCATGGCACTTTACTCTCAGACAATCAAAAATCTTGTCTCCGGTATTAGTCAGCAACCACCTATTCTCAGACATCCCGAACAGTTAGAATTACAACAGAACGCTATTAGCACAACAGTCTCAGGGCTTCAAAAAAGACCGCCAAGCATACATATTAAAAACCTCCCACCTTCGATAATAGTAGAAGGAAGGAAACCGCTAATTCACTTTATAGATCGTGATGAAGTGGAAAAATATGTAGTAGTGTTCAGTGGTGTTGACATTAGTGTTTGGGACTTAGAAGGAAATAGATATGTTGTATCCTTTGAGGAAGGAACGAAGGGGTATATCACGACTAATACACCTCGCACTAACCTAAAGGCGGTCACAGCGGCAGATTATACTTTCATTACTAATACTGAAAAAGTTATACGATTAGCCAGCGACACTACACCTGATATTTGGGCAACGCAAGGCGCGCTTGTGAACGTCAAGAGTGGTCAATATGGAAGGAAATATGAGGTTTTTGTTAATGGTGGTCTTGTTGCTTCGTATGCGACTCCCGATGGTGCTGAGGCGTCTCATTCAACATGGATTGATACTAACCAGATTGCAAGTCAATTAGAGAAGGGCTTATCATCTAAAGGGTTCACAGTGACTAAAGGTGAGGGCTGGTTATATATTACCCATGCTAATCCAATTACACTTATCGAAACTAAGGACGGTTTTAATAATCAGGCAATGGTTGGTATCTTAAAGACCGTTCAGAAGTTTTCTAACCTTCCTGCACAAGCACCAGCAGGCTTTACAGTGTTGGTACAAGGTGAACCAGGGAACGGAAGTGACGACTATTATGTTACTTATGATGAAGTCAAAAAGATATGGAAGGAAACGGCAAAACCAGGGATATTAAATTCGTTCGACGTTTCTACTATGCCGCATGTCTTGGTCAGACAATCAGACGGAACATTCCTATTCAAAAAAGCTGAATGGGATAAAAGGGACGCTGGAGACGATGACTCAAATCCCGAACCTTCTTTCATTGGACAAAGGATATATGATCTTCTGTTCTTTAGAAATCGTTTAGGATTCCTAGCAGGTGAGAATGTTATCTTGTCTAAATCGGCTGAGTTCTTTCAGTTTTGGATGGCTTCGGCTGTACAGCTTCAAGATACAGACCCGATTGACATTGCTGTTAATCATAATTCAGTATCGACACTCTATCACGCTGTTCCGTTCAATGAGGAATTACTTTTATTCTCTGCTCAGACTCAATTTATATTAAGGGCAGAAGGTGTATTAAGCCCAAAGAATGCAAGGATAGATCAAGTTACAGCATTTGATTGTTCGACAGTGGTTAAACCTGTAGCGGCTGGAAGAAATGTATACTTCCCTACTGAACGCGAAGAACATACCTCCATCAAAGAATACTATGCAGTTCAAGACGTGACAAATGTTAAGAATGCCCAGGACGTAACTTCTCATGTTCCTTTTCTGATTCCTAACGGTGTTCATAAGATGATAAGTAACACTACAGAAGATATTATTCTAGTGTTGACTGAGGGTGACGAAAAGAGAATATACACATATAAATATCTTTTCATGAATGAGCAACAAGTGCAGGCGGCGTGGTCGTATTGGGATTTTGAGGAGAACGCCATAATCTTAGGTGGCGGCTTCGTGAAATCTACATTATACCTCGTAATACAGCGTGGACAAGGGCTATTTCTTGAGAAGCTAACATTCACCACGAACACAAAGGACTTTCCGTTTGAACCTTATAGAACATTCATGGACAGAAAAACTATCATTGCACCACTCCCGGCTACAGCGTATGACGATATACGCGAGGTTACAACGGTAGATTTAAATAATGTTTATGGTGAACCATTGCCTCTCAATGAGTACGGCGTAGTAATGGCTGATGGCGTATTTAAAAGATTAACTGCTGATGAAATAGCGCAAGGTTATTTTAACCTCCAAGGAAATTTTATAGGCGTACAGTTAGTCTTAGGGCAACTTATTAAATGGAGAGGCGTATTTTCTGAGGTCATGATAAAAAAGATGGACGAAAGAGGGACAACTTCAATAACCGAAGGACGCTTGCAACTAAAGAACTTTTGGGTAAATTATCAGGACTCAGGGCATTTTGACATGATTGTAGAACATAAGGATAAGGCAGTTTATCGCTACAATATGACAGGCAGGATTCTGGGTTCTAAAAGTACAGCGTTCGGCATAGCGGCTATTTCATCCGGTCAGTTTAAGTTCCCTGTTCAGTCAGTCAATACAAACTGTATAATCTCTTTTGAGAGTGACGCGCCGACTCCTGTTTCCTTAATTGGTGCTGGATGGGAAGGGCTGTTCTATAAGAGAGCGCAGAGTGTCTAATGATTGAAGTTATCAAAACAACTATTGGTCATCTTATAGAGTTCCGAAAGAACGTAAGGGAAATTGACTTAGAGGAAATAGAGGCTGTTTCTGGTCGCAAGTTTGACGATGTACTATTGGAAACCATGGGACAATGCGTTACGCTTATTGACTCCTCTGGTACTGTTCTAGGCATTGGAGGAGTTGAAGCGGAACGGCATATTGTCTGGCTTGTGACAACTACAGCTATAGAAACACGTAAGATTGAATTTTTGAGATTCTCTAAGAAATATCTTGAGAAACTTTTGGAAATTCATGGTTACTTACGGAATGTTGCATATCTGAAAAATAAACTCCACATCGACTGGCTTACTTGGCTAGGTGCTAAGTGGCTTACTCAGGATGGGGATTTTGCATTATTTATTTTAAAAGGAAAGGAGTGGTAGAATGTGCTGGACTCCTGTTGCCGCTGGTCTACAGATCGCAGGGACACTATTAGAACAAAGAGAAGCCGAGAAGAACGCTAAAGCGGCGCGTACTGCCGCCATTCACCAAATGAATCTATCCTTCCAAAATTACGAAATGGAACGCCAGGACGCTTTTGACTCTGCTGTCCAGGAGATCACAAATACACGATTGAGTGCTGGCGAATTAAACGCTTCTGTCGATGCCGCTGTCAATGAAGATATGGCAGGAGGCGGCAGAACCGCTAACCTTATTAAACGGAATGCAAGAGGTGCAGAGGCGCGGAATGTTGCGTCTGTACAGGACAACTATCAGCGGAAATCAAATGAAATTGACCTTAACAAAGAGGCTACTTTGATCGGCTCTAAATCTAAAGTAAACAGTATTAAAGCACC